ACTAAACGATTTACAACGTGTCACTATGAAATTTGGATTATTTACAATACATACTGGTCCAGCAGCTAAAACTTTACCAGATGGTCGTAATGCACATCTCATTCAAGAACCACTATCATGGTGGGAAAATAAAATAAAACTAAGATTTAAGATAATTAAACAAGTAGCTATGACTAATGGTTGTATCTTCTTTGTTAAAAAAGGATAAACATGGCATTTACAAATTACACTACCTTTGTATCAACGGTAGAAAGCTATTTAGCTAGAACAGACTTAACAAGTGTTATCCCTGATTTCATTCAGATGGCACAGTTAAGAATGAGTCGTGATTTACGAACAGAGGCAATGTTAAAGGTAGCAACTACTACACCTTCTGATAACAAGGTAGCGTTTCCTAGTGACTTCTTAGAGTTAAGAGAGATGCACTTCCAAGGTAACCCACCTATTATTCTAGAGTATCAATCACCTGACTTGTTCTTCCGTAATGGTCAAACATCATTATCAGGTCGTTCACATTACTTTACAATGTTAGGCACAGAGTTCCAATTTGCACCTAGTCAAAACTCTGATTACACCATTCAAATTTTATACTATGCTCAACCTACATTTATCTCTACTACAACATCTAGTAACTTGTTCTTAGCATACTATCCAGACGCTTTACTTTACGCCACATTAGCAGAAGCAGAACCGTATCTTATGAATGACCCTAGAGTAGTAACATGGTCAGGATTATATGATAGAGCCATTGCTAATATTAAAACAAGTGACTTAGGTCAAACATACGCATATACTACATTAAACGTAACACCAAGATAAGGAAAAATTATGTCAGAAATAAGCACCTATTTAGAGAACGCACTTATTAATGCAACTCTAAGAGCAACAACTTTTACATCACCTTCCACAGTATATGTATCATTATGGACTTCAGACCCTACAGACGCAGGTAGTGGTACAGAAGTTAGCGGTGGCTCATACGCTAGACAATCAGTAACTTTTGGAGCTCCTTCTAGTGGCTTATCTACTAACAATGCTGACGTTACATTTCCAACAGCAACAGGTTCATGGGGAACAGTAGGTTGGATTGGTATTAATGATGCAGTATCAAGTGGTAACTTACTTTATCACACACCATTAGACGTAGCTAAAGCAATTACTACTGGCGATGTATTTAAAATTGCTACAGGTAACTTATCAGTAGAATTATCTTAATACTTAGCGTTAAACGATAAAGGAATATAAATGGCTTTAGTAATAAAGGATAGGGTCAAAGAGACCTCCACGACTACTGGCACTGGTACGCTTACACTTGCTGGAGCTACTACTGGCTATCAATCTTTTAGCACAGCTATCGGCAACACAAATACTACTTACTACACTATCTCTACACCTACAGGTTCAGAATGGGAAGTAGGTATTGGCACAGTAGCAGCAGGTACGTTAGCTAGAACAACTATCCTTGCATCATCTAATGGTGGTAGTGCTGTCAATTTTAGTGCTGGTGTTAAAGACGTATTCGGTACTTACCCTGCTGGTAAAGCTGTTTATTCTGATATTGAAAGCGATATTACTATAAATGGATTAAGAGTAGGTAAGGGTGGCGGTGCTGTAGCTACTAATACAGTTATTGGTAGTAGTGCTATGGCAGCGTCGGCTACAGGGGGAAATAATGTAGCTGTAGGTTTGTCATCATTAGGTTCAAATACATCTGGCTCTGAAAATGTAGCAGTCGGTCAGCAATCATTAACTAGAAATACAACAGCCATTAGAAATACTGCTGTTGGTGGTAGTAGTATGCCATATAATACTACAGGACAATTAAATACAGCTGTTGGTTATGCAACATTATTTAATAATACAACAGGTGGTAACAATACCGCTATTGGTTATCAAGCATTACAAAATACTACTACAGCAGTAGCAACACTAGGCTCTATCACAGGTGGTTCAGGTTATACCAATGGTACATACTCTGCCGTAGCTATGACACCAGTATCAGGTGCTACATTCACTACATACCCAACAGTGGATGTCACAGTATCAGGTGGTGCAGTAACAGCAGTTACATTAGTCACCAATGGTGTAGGTGCATCAGTTACGACAGCTACAGTTTTAACAGTTGCCGCAGCTCTTATAGGTGGTACAGGAACTGGCTTTAGTATCCCTGTAGCTACTTTTGCTACAAGTACCAACAACACAGCAGTTGGTCAGGGTGCTTTACAAGCAAATACCACAGGTATAACTAACACAGCAGTAGGAGCTGTTGCATTAACTTCTAATACTACAAGCAGTCAAACCACAGCACTAGGATATGCTGCATTACAACTTAATACTACAGGTGGTGCAAATACAGCAGTTGGATATTTTGCAAATAGACAAAATACAACAGGCGTAAATAATGTAGCAATAGGTGCTAATGCATTAACTGCTAATACTACAGCTTCATCTAACACAGCAGTAGGCGTAAGTGCTTTAGCTGCTAATGTTTTAGGTAGTAATAATACTGGTATTGGTCTCAGTGCATTAACAGCTAATACAACAAATGTTGCAACACTAGGAACAATTGTAGGTGGTACTGGATACAATGGTGGAGCTTCAGGTGGACCATTTACAGTACAAGCATCTTTATCTTCAGGAACAGCAGCTACTACTTATCCAACACTTTCTATTACAGTTACAAGTGGAGTAATCACTGCTGCTACTTTAGTAACTAATGGTGTAGGATTTAAAGACACTACAACAGTATTAACAGTTACATCTGCTGCTATGGTAACAGCAGGATTTGCAGCAGGTGGTTCAGGATTTACAGTACCTATAGCTACTTTACAAAGTGGTAGTGGTAACACTGCAGTTGGTTTCCAAACTTTAACTGCTAATACAATAGGTACTAATAATTCTGCACTAGGTTTAGGTGCATTAAATAATAATACTACTGGATTACAAAATACAGCAATTGGTCGTGGTACTTTAAATGCAAATACAACATCTAGTAATAATACTGGTGTAGGTTATTTTACTTTACTATTGGCTACTGGCAGTAGTAATACAGCAGTAGGTGTACAATCAGGAGCAGCTGTTACCACTGGCACTCAAAACACATTATTAGGTCAAGGTTCTGGTAACTCAGGCACTAATAACCTAACCACAGGTTCTAACAACACTATTATCGGATACAACGCAGCAGCATCTTCAGCCACTGTATCTAACGAAATAACACTAGGCAACGCATCTGTAACATCACTAAGACTTGCACCACTTATTACTGGTTATACTTCTGCTGCACCTACAATAGCTTCTGCTGCAACTATAGCACCTACTAAACCAATATCTTTTGTATCAGGTACAACAACCATAGACACTATTACAGCTCCTGCACCATTAACTGGTGGTGGCGGCTCTATCACACTTATTCCTACAGGAATATTTGCTACAAGCACTTCAGGTAATATAGCAATAGCTTCAACAGCAATCGTAAATAGAACTTTAATAATGACTTATGATGCAACAACAACTAAATGGTATCCATCTTACTAAAGGTTAAAAAATGGCAATAATTTATTCATGGTCAGTAACATCTATGTACACTCTACCTGAAGTAGATGGTCAAACAGATGTTGTAGTATTAGCACAATGGGCAGTATCAGGCACAGATGGCACATACTCAGAAACATTAGGTAGCAACACAACACAATTTACTATATCTGCTGACGAACCTGACTTCACACCTTATGCTGACTTAACAGAAGAACAAGTTGTAGGTTGGATACAAGGCGTATTAGGTGCAGATGGTGTAGCAAGTTATGAAGCTACGATTGCAGGAAGTATAGATGCACAAGCTAACCCACCTGTCACACCTAGCGAACAAGCACTCCCTTGGGCTAACTAATGTTAGGCTTTAATGCCATATCTGAAGCACCTATAAGTGACTTAGGTGTACAAGACACATCATTTCGTGCATCTGCACAAGTCAACGGTTATGCCTATGTAACTGCTAACGGTAATCGCATTAGCTCATTTTCTGGCTCTATTAACGGTATTGCTACTGTTACAGCCAATGCTAATCGTGTTATTTCATTTAGTGGTGCTATTAACGGTCTTGCTTCAGTTACAGCATTAGGTAATGTTAATTATTCAAGTAATGGTAGTATAAATGGTTATGCTTACGTTACAGCACTAGGCAATGCAAATTATAGTGGCAATGGTACAATTAATGGCAATGCTACTATTATAGCAAAAGGAGTGATAAGAGGTGAAGGATGGACACCTATTACTCCGGGCGGAGAAACATGGACAGACATTACACCATCAACAGATATATGGACAGAAGTAGCACCAGGTAGTGATACGTGGCTTCGACAAGGATAGTTTAACAAGGATAAAAAATGGCAAAGAATAAAATTTCAGAGTTTAGTGCAACCGCAGCAAATAATACAGATATCACCAATATTAATATTGCTGAAGGATGTTCACCAGCTAACGTAAACAATTCTATACGTTCACTTATGGCTTTACTTAAAGACCAACAAGATGGCACAAGTGGAGATAACTTTACAGTAGGTGGTAATCTTACTGTAACTGGAACTACAACTTTAACTGGTGGTTTAGCATCTGCACTTCCTGTAACAAGTGGTGGTACAGGAGCAACTACAGCTAGTGGTGCTAGAACATCTTTAAGTGCTGCTGTAACTGGAGCAAATGGTGACATTACATCACTTACAGGTTTAACTACTCCATTATCAGTTGCACAAGGTGGCACAGGAATTACAGCACTTGGCACAGGTGTTGCTACTGCATTAGGACAAAATGTTTCAGGTTCAGGTAGTATAGTATTGGGAACATCACCTACTTTAACTACTCCAGCATTAGGCACACCAAGCGCAATAGTTCTTACTAATGCTACAGGAACATCTAATAGCTTAAACGCAGGTATTGGTGTTAATCAAACATGGTCATTACCTACAAGAGTATCAGGCACATCATATACAAATAGCACAGGTAAGCCAATACAAGCATTAATTACTTTTAATTTAAATACATCAGGAAGTGGTACTGGAGTAGTTGTAGTAGGTGGAGTTACCATTTCATCAACAAATTATTCTCTTTCAGCAAGTGGTGGTTCTATTTTTTATACAGTGTCATTTATTGTACCTAATAGTACAGCATATACTGTTACTGCTACAAGTGGTGTTTCTATTGGTAGCTGGGCTGAATTAAGATAATGCCTACACAGCGCATACAATTTAAAGAATGGTTACCAGACCAACCATCTATCTTAGATACAGTATCAGAAGCTAATAACGTCATTCCTTTAGCTGTAGGATATGGTCCATTTAAGTCAGCAGTAAACTATTCAGGTGCAGCTACAGAAGACCTTAATAATTGCTTTGCAGGCAAAATTAACAATGACGTATCTATATTTGCAGGTGGAGCAACAAAGTTATTTAAAGTATCTTCTACAGACTTATCTATGGAAGATGTTACAAGAGCAGCAGGTGCATATACAGGTGTTAATAGATGGCAATTCGTTCAGTTTGGAAATACAGTATTAGCTTCCAATGGTTCTGAAAAAATACAATCTTATGATATAACATCATCTACAGACTTTGCAGACTTAGCAGCAGCAGCACCTGTAGCTAAATACATTACAATAGTTCGTGATTTTGTAGTAGGTGCTAACATAGGTGCTGGCACATACCCATCACGTGTTCAATGGTCAGATATTAACGACCCAACAGATTGGACAGCAGGAGCTGCATCACAATCTGATTTCCAAGAACTTCCTGACGGTGGTGACATTACAGGTATTACAGGTGGCGAGTTTGGTATAGTATTCTTAGAAAAAGCCATTGTGCGTATGTCTTATATTGGCTCACCATTATTCTTTCAGTTTGACACTATCTCACGTAATGTAGGTTGTTTAGAAGGTGGTTCTATAGCACAATATGGCGGTGTAACATACTTTCTATCAGATGATGGTTTCTATTCATGTAACGGTCAACAAATTACAGGTATTGGTTCAGAAAAAGTAGACAGATACTTCTTTAACAACGCTAACATTGGTGATATTGATTCTATATCAGCAGCAGTAGACCCAGAACGTAACTTAGTTATTTGGAACTACACTACAGTTTCAGGTAGCAGAGCATTACTTATCTATAACTTTGAAACACAAAAATGGTCTGAAGCAGATACAGATGTAGATGTTTTATCAACATTAGCTACTACAGGTACAACTTTAGATGGTATAGATACAGCTTATAACGTAACAGCAGGTTCTTTTGTTGTAGGAAAGTCATACACAATTAGAACAGTAGGAACAACATCATTTACTGGCATTGGTGCAGTAGCTAATACGGTAGGCGTATTATTTACAGCTACAGGTGTAGGTTCAGGCACAGGTGTTGCTATTGATATGGCAGCAAGTGCAGCAGCATTAAAGACTGTAGATACTCTTACTACAACGCTAGACGATAGACTATATGCTGGTGGTAAATTCCTATTTGGTGGTGTTCGTGATACTAAAATTATCACATTCACAGGATTACCAGCTACAGCAACTATCACTACAAACGACTTAGAATATGGTTATAACTCTGTGCTTACTCTTATTAGACCTTCTGTAGATAATGGCTCTGCAAGCGTTTCTGTGGCTTCTAGGCGTATGTTATACGATACTATTACATACGGTTCATCTGTTACAGCAAGTGAAGAAGATAGATGTTCTGTAAGAAGTGCAGGTCGTTATCATAGAGTAAGTCTTACACCTACCGGTGCTAACTGGTCATCAGCCATTGGCATAGATTTAGATTATTCTCAACAAGGTAATAGATAATGGCACGTAGTGATATGTACCGTAAACTACCTTGGACAGGTGGCGATGCAAGAAGTGTAGCAGAAATTGTGAACAACCTTGTAGAAGGTAAAAGCAATAATACTGGCGAGATTACCTTAGCTACAGGAAATGCTACAACTACCACGATATCTGATGAACGTATAGGTTATAATAGTATAATATTATTAACACCTATTAGTGCTGCTGCTGGTAGTGATACTGTTCCTTATGGTGCGTTTCAAGATTCAACTGACCAGACTGCTGCATCAACAACTGCAGCTTATGCAATTACATTTAACACTACTGACTTTTCTAATGGTGTGTACTTGTCAAACAGTTCTAGGCTTAATGTAAGAAATAGTGGTCTTTATAATTTAGAGTTTTCTATACAGTTTAAAAATACAACTAACGATACTCAACACGCAGATGTTTGGTTTAGAAAAAATGGCACAGATATTCCAGCATCAAATAGTTGGTTTGGTATATCCCCAAGAAAATCTGCTGGTGACCCAAGTCATATTATTGGTGCATTAAACTTTTATGTAGA